TAGAAATTGATGGTTTAAGGGAGTTGGCTAATGGATTAGTTACATATACAGTAGGAACTTCTATTCCTTATGCAGAAGCAGTAGAGTATGGAACGGGTCCTCATTCAGCTACATCTGGTTCTGGAGAATTTAACCAAAAAATAATTGAATGGACAGATAGAGTTTTAGGTAAAGGTGAACGTGATGCGCGTGCTATAGCCCGAAGTATACGTAATAGGGGAACTCAACCTAGACCTTATTTTAGAAAAGCCGTAGTAAAGAATGCTCCTAACTTTAAACTTACTTGGAGTCTTATGTTAGCTGAAAGATTAGAAGCAGAAGCATTTAAATCATCAGTATAGAGACACACACCTTTATTTCCACTGGAACTCTACAGAAAGTATGTCACTTTTTTTTTCTTAATTTATTGAGGGGTACGGCGGGTTATTAGCTATAGTATAGTATAGTCTCTTACTCTTTCTAAAAGTTCCAGTGGAAATGAAGGTGTCTGTCTACTTCCGAAATAGCAAAAAACTTTAATAATAATAAGCTCAAAGTAGGGTAGTGGCAGTAAGCACTATCTTTAAAGAAAACGAGAACGATACAGGTTGGATAGTGTATAGGCCAGAATGGTATAATGATAGAGTAATGGAAACATATATTTCAGCTCCAATAATTGATAAACAAAATGATAAGATACCAACAGAGACGATCAAAAAATCTATGGATTTTTATATGAAGTATGGAGTTTATTCATATAGGCATGAAGAACAACCTATTGGACTTCCTTTAGCTTACAAAGTTAAAGATGGTAAAGTTAAGGTAAGAGTAGGGATCCATGATAAATTATCTATGCATAATAAAGTATGGAAGGAAATTCAAGAATTTGGTTCCACTGGAGCCAGTAGTATTAGGGGTGAAGCAATGGACCAGGAGAAAGTTTGTGATGAAGATAGCTGCCACAATCAGATTAACGAACTTGATCTATGGTCCGTTTCTTGGGTAGGTGACAATCCTGCCAACCCCGAAGCTACAGTTAGACAAGTAGCTATGGCCAAAGCTAAATCTACAGTACAAGTGACACTTGACGAAGTAGAAGGCATGGTTGAAAAAATTATAGAACGTAGAGGTAAAGAATATTGTTTGCTTGGTAAAAAGGACCGAAAGGTGTTAGGATGCCATGATACTAGGGCGGGAGCTGTAAGGCAGGAAAGGGCCATACAAGCACGTAGATACAGTAAATCTAAAGACATACTTGATGACATACTTAAGAATATAAATGTAGTAAAAGCTGCAGATGATCCTAAGACTCCTGCAAAACCCAGTGAAAGGAGAAGAGGTAGTACAAGAAACCCAAGGGGATCTGCTGGTGCAACAAGGGGTGGCATAAAGCTTAGTGCAGCAAATATTAAAACATTAGAGAATTATAGAGATGAACACAATAAAAAAGTCGGTAATGCTAAAGGGAAAAAGGCTAATTTAGGGGCATTAAAAGCAGTGTTCCGTAGGGGTGCTGGTGCATTTTCTACCAGTCACAGACCTAGCGTTCGTAGCCGAGACCAGTGGGCATTGGGTCGTGTAAAGGCGTTCTTAAGACTACTAAGCTCAGGTAGGCCTTCCAATCCTAAGTACACCACAGACTACGATCTGTTGCCCGCTGGCCATCCCAAATCTACAAAGAAAGCAGATGACGGGCCAGTTAAAGTAAAAGCACCATCAGGGTATCATTGGATGCAAACACGTAATGGCCCTATGTTGATGGAAGGAGATTATGAACCACATCCAGGTGCAGTAGAGGCTTTTGAGTTTGATGTAATTACAGATCATGATGATAAAAGAATACTTAAGGCAGAATATCAAGGGCGTAAAGTAGAGTTAAACAAACCATTTAGAATAAGTGGTGGCAACAAAAAGTTTGGTGTATATGTTAAAAATGACAAAGGCAATGTAGTACAAGTTAAGTTTGGAGATCCAAAATTAGACATAAAGCGTGATGATCCAGAAAGGCGTAGAAATTTTAGAGCAAGACACAACTGCGACAGCCCTGGTCCTAAGTATAAAGCACGATATTGGTCATGCAGAATGTGGAGTAGCAAAAGAGTATCTGATATATTAGGCAAAGGCACAATGACTACAGTAAATACAGAATCACTTAAGAAATCAAACGATCATCTAAATGACATAATGCAAATGTTAGAAAAAGGAATTACAGTTTCTAAAAAGAAAACACCAGGTAAAGTATGGTTTGAAAATTGTTTATCTAATGTAAGAAGGTTAGAAAACATGCCAGGACGAAGAGAAGTAAGAGATGACAGGGCTTTTTGTTCAGAGTTATGGTATAATCCAGGTCGATTTGATAAAACTTACAAAAAACCAGACGGCAGTACAGGTAGAACATCAGGTATGCAGTTTAGGTTAGATATGGGAACATCTACAGGTCCAAGTGGCTTAAAGGGCTACTGATTCCGAAATCAAAAAAGTCTTTATATATAATTGGTTTCAAATAGCGGTCATGTCAAGTTGCACATGTGGAACGCATGAATCGGAAGCATCTGAGCCAGTTGAAGAAATTAAAGAGGCTCCTGAAGCAGTCGAGGCGTTAGAAGAACCAGTTAGAGAAGAAGATCTAAATAAGGAAGATGAACTTACCAAGGATCTTGAACAAACTCTCGGCAAGCTCAAAGAAGTCATGTCTTACTTAGCTGAAATGGCAGAAGATAAGAAAATGATGGACGAAGAGAAAGCTGAAGAGGATGAAGAAGAAGAAGAAGAAGAGGAAGAGGAAGAAGAAGCTGAAAAGGCAGATGAAGAAAAGCCAAAAGCAAAAGAAGATTCCTTAGAAAAATCCTTGGCAACATTAAAGAAATACGGATTTAACGTATATTCAGGTAGCAAGGCAACCCCTGCACCAAAAGAAATTGAGACTCCTAAACCAAAATTCGATTTCAATGAACTTGTAAACAAGTCATGGGAAGAATTAGAAGCATTAGAGAGAGGTAACTAAACATGGAAATGGAAGAATACATAAACGCCTACTATGGCGGAACACTAGGCATAGCAAAACGATACGGCATAGAAAAGGCAGACAATGATTTTACTGTTGCCAACCAAGCAGCAGCTTTCAATGTTGTATACGGAGCAAAGGTTTACAACCAGCTAAACACCAAGTCTGAAGTAGCAAAGCTATTGAAGAAAGAACCTTGGACACAATCAGGTTGGAGAGTAATGACAACCCGTCCAGTAGATGACGGTGGTAACGAAGATTTCTCAGCAGGAATTGCAGAAGGAGCATCCTTCGCAAGTATTGATACTACTGCACCAACTCTAAAACAAGTTGAAGCAACTCTAAAAGAAATCGTAACACCTTACGAAGTCTCAACCAAAGCAGAATTATTATCTGACGCAGATGATGGTCTAAAAGGACTAGCTGCATTTATGAGAAAAGAAATGGGAGATGCCCACGTTTTCGGTATGGATCAGCAATTATTAGCAAATGCAGATATACCAGCAGGAAACAACTTAGAATCTCTTGATCGTGTAACTACTACAGATGCTTACTGTAATCCATCTGGCGGTGCATTAGACACAAGAACAGATGGAAACATGTACAACCTAACCAAGCAAACAGAAGCACTTTGGATGGACGCAGGTCACTGTGGTCACAATGACGGATCTGACAGACCACTTACAACAGCAATGTTAGATGACATGATTGAAGGTGTAATGACTAACGGAGCAAACTACTCTGATTTAATTCTATTAACAGGTCACGACACATACATGAACATTCAACAACTGTTAACCAAAGGTGGAGATGGTGGCGCAGCTACTATTCTACGTTACGATGCAGCACAAGGTGGAGCAGCTTCACAGAATGGAGTTCTCGGACAAGCTGGTCTAAATTACGACAGCAGAGTTGGATCTTACAATGGTATACCAATTTTTGTTTCACAACACGTAACAAAAGATGTAACTTCAAGAGTACACTTGTTGGACTTGCCACAATTCGCTTTGAGAGTTGCAGCACCAACAACCTATGTAGCTAATGATAACCTAGCTGTAACACAATCATTAACCAAGCAATTTGCATTAATTAGTGCAATGGAATTGATTACTTACAGGTGGAACACCAGCGGTAGTGTAAGAGATTTGAACGCTTAAAGTGATTGGAGGTCTTAAGATATGGTCAAGATCATCAATCATGGGGCTAAGCCTCTTATTAGGAGGCTTGGTACTGGGCAGAACATCACATTCTATCCAGGTCGAGAAGTTGAAGTCACAGATGAAAGAATCATTGCTGACATCAAAGCTCGCAAAAGGGTTGGAAACTTACAGATTAAAG